GGAGAAGATGATAATAAGTTATATGCAGTAACACTTTGTACTGATGCATCAGATTTTAAAACGATACCCCAATCACCAGAACCATCTTTCATTGCAGATGGGTGGTTTGTAACATATATAAATTGAGATTCTGCATAAATTCTATCTACATAAAATAATGTATTACCAGATGAATCGACTGCTTCTGGGTTTTTAGAAACAAAAGGGAATGTTTCTATAACAGAACTTGTTCTTTGTCCAGCAACATCGTTATCAAATCCAGTTACACCACCAGTAGAGTCATAAACTACTATGTGCATTTCGTCATCAGAAATACCTTTTGCAGTTGCGTGGTCTGAAGTACCTGGCTCTCCATCAAATAAATCAAAAAATCTCCAATATTTTGTGATGTATGAATCGTTTGCTAAATCTGCAATTAAACCCTTTCCAGCAGGGTCATCTAATTGTCTGATAGTTATTGTTTCTGCTGATGCATCAAGAGCAGATATTTCGTATCTGATTCCCTCGTGTCCACTTGCAAAAGTAGTACGACCAGCATCTGAATAAAATTCTATGATTTGACCAACTGCAAAATCACCAGCATCGAAAGCATCAAGTGTGATTGTATTTTCACCAGCAGTTGCACTACCATCGTTTACTTGTTTTGCTGAATTTTGACTAAATGTGTTTTTTGTACAGATATCTACTTTGATACCATTTGAATGAATACCAGCAGTTCTTGCTGTAAATACACCAACACTTGAATTAGCAGACCCTAATGATAAATTAGGTCTGTAATTTGATTGGTAATCTAATGTTGATTTAATTAATATTCCACCGCCATCAGCATCTGCATTTAAAACTGCACTCTCTGTTCTCACAACTTTTAGTGTGTTTGTATATTGTAAAAAATTAGCTGCAGTAAAGAAATATTCGTATTGATTTGAGGTATCTTTAGGTTTACCAAAAATTCTTACTAAATCTTGTTCTGAACTAATAGTAGTAATTTCACCAACTGGGCCTTTTTCAAAGGGGCCAGCAACTGCACCGATAGTTGTAGCAACGGCAGGGACAATATTTGTTAAATCAATCTCTTTGACTTGAACGCCTGGAGAAACTAAAAATCCCATATGTCTACTCCTTATATGTTAATTATACTAAATTCATTTATATTTATAAAAAATCATTTTTTATAATGTTGGTTTTATACGAAGTCTAAATATAAATATGAGTGACCACTATCAAAAATATAGAAATACTATTCGTAAAGTTGCACGAAGACATCGTAGACTAAAAGACAAATGGATTAATGAACAACTACGAGGTAAGTCTTGTAAGTATTGTGCAGAATCAGAAATAGTTGTTTTAAAATTTTATCCAGATGATAGAACTATTCGTTCTGAATCACAAAAAATAAGTTTAAAAGAAGAAAATCGTAAAGAATTATTAGAAAAAATAGAAAACAATGAAATAGTTTGTCAAAATTGTTATATTAAATTAGATAATGATTTGATTGATGATGAACTTACCAGTTTGTATCGTACTTCCGAACAACAGTAGACCATCTATTTCCATATTCGTCTACAGTTTCTTCCTCTGGGTCATTTATTCCGTCCACTACAAATCCAAATGGAGCCATATCTTGTTCTATTTGAGATTGACTCTCTTCAAATAACCTTGCACGAATATCACTATTCGTTAATTCTTTAAAATAAGTCTGTCCAGTTAACCACGCAAACAAAACACAACACATCATTAAATCATCGTGGTGACCTTCTTCTGCTTGAAAAGATTGTCCGTGTTGCACAAAAGTTGACATTTCAGATATAATATCAAAATCCTCTAAAATAATTTTATCTGATTCAATCAAAGTTTTTAAATTAGAGCAACCTAATTTTTTTACTGCTTTAGTTGTTCTGACACCAAGTTGAGCTCTACCACCACTAAATCCACCACCAACTATTTGTCCAGCTCTACCTCTCATAGTTGACATAATTAAATTTTCATATTCTAAATCAAACTGTAATGCGTTTGCAACTTGGTCACCAATATCATTTACCTCTACCATTACAAATGCATTATTATATGCAGTCGCAACTTTTTTAATTATATTAGGAAATAATAATGGTTTTATTTCGTTATTTTTATATTTACCTACAAGTCTATAAGGTATCTTTGATACATCTATTACTATAAATGCAGATGAATCACCTTGTATACCCCTTGCAACATCAGCAACCAAAACATATGTTGATTCTTTATCTGGTTTTTCGTAAATATCTAAACCAGCATTTGATGTAAGAGGTTTTTTAGATGGTATGACTTTAATTTTTGATGGATGTATAAGAGTATTGATAGAACCTAAAAACTCACACTCAAATTCTTTTGCAAACTGAGTTTCACTGGTATTAGATATTGTTTCTTTTTTCCATTTCTCATCTCTGCCTGGAACTTCTGACCAATGTACTTCTATAGGAACATAAGTATTCTTTTTTGTTTCTGCATCTGTCCATAGTTTATAAAATAAATTCATACCATTAGGTGTTGATACAATAATAACTTTTGTTGTTTTACCAGAGGATATTGTAGGATAAACAGAACTAAAAAACTCTTCTGCAATATTTGTAGGTACAAACGCAAACTCATCTAAAAATATTAGATTATAAGAACCACCACGAACTGCACTTGATGATGTAGATGATGCAACTATTCTTGAACCATTTTCTAATTCTAAACTACCTTTATTCCATGACATAATACCTTGTTGTAACCACTTAGGTAAATTTTCATATGCAAGTTGTAGTCTTGATAATATATCTCTTGCAGTTGCAGCTTTGTTTGCAAGTATTGCCACATTTACACTTTCATTAAATAAAACATAATGTAATATGTAAGATATGATTGTTGTAGTTTTACCAGATTGTCTTGGAAGTTTACATATTGAAAAACGATTATTGTGAAATGTTCCTACCATTTCTTTTTGAAAAGGATACATATCAAAAGGTATCAACCCTTTATCTAATGATACAATCTTAATATATTTTTCTATAAAGTATTGTGGGTCATTCATACATTTTTGAAACTCAAGAATATTTTCTTTAGTAAATTCTTGACTAACAAATGCTTTCTTTAAATTAGGATTACCTAGATATTGATTTTGTGCTATGCCCATTGTAAAGATACACCATGTATTTTATTAATGTGTGATAAACTACTTCCTACTATTTTCCAACGAAGTTGTACTTGAGGACTTGCAGTTCCAGTTAATGGAGTAGAACCAGTAAATATTTTAACTCCACTTGAACCAGTTACATAACCACTATCAGTTAAAGTAATCGCATTAAAAGTTGTATTATCTCTAGTTGCAGATGCACTTAATTCTGAATTTAATGCACTATTAATTTCTGCAAAAACAACTATTCTTGCTGTGGTTGGAATAGAGTTTGCAGTAAATGTATCTGATATTAGAGTTGTAGAAGTGTTATTAACTTGACCTTGAACTTCTTTAACTATAACAACACCAGGCCCACCATCTCCACCATATGCACCTCCAGTTGGTTGTGGTGATGGGGGAATGTTTCTTCCACCAGCTCCTCCTCCACCACTATTTACAGCACCAGGCAAGCCAGGAAAAAATTGTGATTGTTGATGAGGAGAAGGGTTTGTATCTCCACCACCAAATACCACTGAAGTTCCTTGTGGAACTGCACTATCACCAGCGCCAGCACCACCACCAGCATAACCTACTGATGTAGTGCCATCAGCAATATTATAATATAGTCCAATACCACCTTCCCCAGCAACAGTCCCTTCAGCATCTCCACCAGCACCACCAGCACCTCCGCCACCAGACGACCCAAATGTAGGAGCAGAATCTGTTTGGTTTACACCACCATCATTTCCAAAACTTCCAGGCGAGTTCACTGGTAAAATTGTTGGAGTTAATGGAATAGGATGATTAGCAGTTTGGGTTGAAGTCTCACCAGCAGAAGAGCCAGGAGTGTAACCTGACCCACTACCACCAGCTGCACCACCACTTCCACCTCCAAGATATTGTGGCCCAGTTACACCACCCATATACGGATGTGAACCAGCACTCAAATATCCACCACCAGCGCCTCCACCTTCACCTATGAGAGGCCCGAAAGATGAGTCATTTCCAGTTTGTCCAGGCGAGTAATATGTATGACCGCCTGGATAAGTATATTGTGGATGTTCATAACCACCAAATTCACCAGTTCCTACACGACCATCTGGTCTTGCAGTTGGTGTATAAGGTGCAGAACCAGGCGATGGAGGATTGTATCCAGCACCTTCACCACCAGCACCCACTGTTACTGCAACTGTACCACCAGGCGTTACTGGATAATTTGGATAGTAGATTAAACCACCAGCACCAGCACCTCCACCTTTAGTTCTATTATATCCACCAGAACCACCACCTCCGCCACCTCCAACGATTAAAACATTAACACTGGTAGTGCCAGTTTCTACATTATATGTGTGAGGGCCAACAGATGTAAATGCAGTTATACCTACTGTTGGTGGTAAATCACCGATTCCGAAACCACCACTATAAAAATCTGAAGAACTGTCATAAGTGACATTAACATTTTCTGCTGTGTCTATACCACTTTCATCATTAAATTCATCAACAATACCATCTTTTAAATTAAATATAGTGAGACCCTCAGTTACTGCCATTTTAAAACCAAGTAATCCTATATTAAAAGTTGCTTCATCTAAACCTTGTATATCAATCGTACCACCACTACCATTCATTTGAACAAATTGTGATGATGGAACACTACTTAAATCTAATTTAGTTGTTGTTAAACTCGCACTTGGAGATATATCATCATTTGTAATTGCACTATTTATTTTTGATGAATCAACTGACATACCACTAGTTTTACTAGAGGTAATTACATCATCATTTAGATTTTGATTTTCTAATTTTGTTATGCCCATTGTAACGCAACACCATGAATTTTATTAGCACCAGATAAAGATGACCCTACTACTTTCCATCTCATTTGGACTTGAGGACTTGCTGTTCCAGTTAATGTTCTTGTTCCAGTAAATATTTTAGTACCACTAGAACCAGCAACATAACCAGTATCTGTTAATGTTACAGTATCAAATGTTGAGTTATCTCTTGTCACAGAAACTGTGAAATCACCTAATCCATCTGGTAATTCTGCGAATACTACTATTCTTGAAGTTGTTGGAGTTGAAGTTGCAGTAAATGTGTCAGATATTAATGACATACTTGTTGCACTCGCACCAGCATCAAAAACTAAAAGAATACCACCATCACCGCCTGAGACACTAGAAGAATTAGAACCCTCACCTCTAGCACCATCAGCAAATAGTGCTTGTCTTGGTGCTGGTAATGCAGTGTAATATGGTGCTTCATCAAATGTACTTTCTGTTCCTGGCGCAGAAGCGGCTGCCACTGCTGTTTCGTATTCTAAAGATGGACTTGGAACATATGTAGGATTTGAATATCCAGCACCACCACCAGCACCACCAGTAAAACCTCCAGCATCAGTACCAGTGCCACCACCATGATAACCAGAACCACCACCACCAAGTCCATATGGAGGATAAGAAAAACCAGCACCTCTAAAATGTATTGCATCTGGATGTGGCGATTCTTGTGTCCATGATTCACCAGTCCCCCCACCAGCATTATTTAAATATGGTGTATTGGATGCACTACCATTTTGTTCTTGGTCAGCACCACCACCAGATGGATTAGTACCACCAGAACCAACCATACTAGTTGATATTGGCCCAGAACCAGAAGTTCCTGCTAAAAATCCTCCACCACCACCTTGTGCTTG